TGGTGTTAGTCTTACCACCTTTATGGTGTTGTAGTTCCCGGCTTCAAAGCCGATTATTTCTACCTTTTTTTGGTTATTCATTTTCTTCTATATTTATGCTTAAAAACATTGCGGCGCCCGATTCTTCCACGTTTATGGTTGTTTCAATGTGATAATTATTGATATTATCTGGGTTGATTCCCCGCGACAAGATCGCATCGGCTGCACATATCTTAATCCATAACTCGTTAAGATAATCCCCGAAATCGGAACGCGTAAACTCAAAAACAATACCACGTGACTTGTCAAGCGGATCCACGCAGTCGAACGGATTGTCGTCACGTTGCGCATCGTATTTCAGAAGCGTTATATGGTTACACTCATCAAATGCAAGAAGTAGCCCTGCCAACTGTGCCCGGTGGTCTTTGAGCACAGCGGCCTTTTTTTCTTCATACGGGACAGTGTCGGAGAACATCCAGTTTGTCTCTTTCTCACCATAGACGCATTTTGTTTCAAAGATATGTGTGGCATTTTCTGGACTTCCCAATATGGCGTCAGGTGATGCCCCAAACATAACACTCCCGCATTTTCTGAATATCTTAGTGTCGAAATCCCGCGAGCAGTCTTTTATGTTCTCGTCATAGTTTGCCTTTAACCACTCTATTGCATACGGCTCATTTTCATTGCCGAATGATAGCGGTTTTGCCGACAAGAGTGGTGATGGTATGCCGCGTTTGCGCTCTCGTTGCAACTTATACAGGTACGTGATTGCCGTATCTCCCCACATACGACCACCCCTGCCAGGCGTTGTAAGGTCATCTAATTTCGATGCCGATATGTAGCCGACCTTTTCCATGAGCCAGTCATATTCCTTTTTATTTAATTCTATCATAATAATGCTTGTTTGAGTGTTTCTTCCATTGCGCTTGATATGGTGTACTTCTTGCGAAGGTCGTCTATCGTGCCACCACTTTTAAGATAGTCTACGCACTTGCTGAAGTTTTTATGTGCGGTGGTAAGTGTTTCCAGCGTTTGCGGTGGTGTCGGTGCCGTGGTGGGTGCTTTCTGTCTTGGTGGGATTGGAGATACTCGCAACCCATCCCCGACCCTCGTGGACTCCCATGTCAGCGTTACCGGCAGGTTTTTAATATCGAGAATATCCCATGATCCCTTTCCGGCGAGTTTTAGTATGCGCTGTTTATTCACCTTATTGAGAACCATAGGTAGGTCTGTGTATTGATTGGGTTTGAAAACGGCTATAAATTTTGATTCCACGCGACCATTTATTTCTTCCTTTTCACGCCATTCTATATGGTCTATAACTATGTCGATGTTATTTCCATTGGGTAGGATAAACACACCTGCGTGTGACGGGTTTCCCCCGGCTGTGTAATGTTTCTTTTCCATGATTATTTCTCTATGTTTACGTATATCGCCCCATATTTCCCGTTTATCTCCTCGCGTTTCCACTTGGATGTGTCTTGCAGGTCTTTACTTGCCGCAATGCGCGTTTTCCCGTTACGTCTCAGGTAACTCTCCGTATTTACAACGCGACCGTCATTGATGCGCGTTTCAAGTTCTTGTAAAAATTCATTTGTTGTCATCTTCGGCTTCCATTTGTATTAATACTTCCGTAAAGTCATTGTCAAGTTCATTGACAATCAATTCAATTTCATTTGTTTCCATGGTTTTGTTTTTAATTTTAATTAAAGATTATATAATTTAATTAACCCGCAGGCGGATAAAAAGACAATTATAAACCCACCGAGCAGCCTCAACACTCCAAATAGTAAATTATTAGGGTATCTGGACAGCCCGGCTGGAACGATCAACTTATCGCCATCATCTCCATTGTCCATTAGGGTTTCCCTTAGCTTCATCAAAAGATTTGTCTTCTCCAAAGACGTGGCACTGCTATCCACTTTTAATAATTCACTTTGAATTTCCTTTATGTTGTTATACCAAAACCCAATATCCTCATCGGGTGTTTTCCATAACACAGACGTATACCCAGAGGTTATGTTGTTTTCTTCCAAGTAGGCAATGGCCTCGGCTAATTGAATACTCGCTATTTCTACCGTGCTTGCGTTTGCAGCCCTTTGTAAGTAGCCCGTGCAGTTTTGTTTTAGTGTAATGTTTTTTACTATTACCACTACAAATATTGACAAGCTCAATATTGTTAAAATTGTTGCAATAAGTGTTTTTGCTGTTTTCATAGTTTTGTTTTTAAGATTATTAATTAAATTACTCAATGGTTTCTTCTTCTTTTCCCTTAATATATAGCCTCAACAGACTTATTTCACCAGCGTTCTCCACTATCGTGCTTACATAATCATCGACTTGCGATTTTACGGAATTTAGCATATCCGATGTCGTCTCTTCTGGCGATATATGCGGTGTGACAACAGCAAGCCCCATAAGCATTGTTTTGGCGTTATTTATTTCTTCCTGGCAGTCATCAATAAGATACCTCGCTTGCTCGACATTTTTAACATCAACCCGGCTGATATAAACGTCTGCCCTAAAACTTGTACCCCAGCCCATGATTACTTATTTTTTATAATTTTCTTCACGGCCTTCTTGCCGCTTTTTGTGGCGGCATTTTCCTCTATGCTCGCCTGTAATAGCGCCTCATTGTCAAGTATCTCCGAGTCATCTTCCTTAGCGGACTGCTTGGCCATGTTCTTTGCGCGCTTTTCATCAACTTTCTGCATTGCCGTCATTACGACTTTCAGCATTTCAGCATCCGTGAATACACGTGTGCAGTTGAATAGCATGGCGGTTGCAAGCGCCAATTCATTGACATTGTTGTGTTGTAGAAGATACAATGCGTATGCGTACTCCGTGGTTGATTTCGAGAATGAGATTTTCCACGATTTGCTTATGGACTCCAAGTCCAATCTGCTTTCTGTTACTCTGGCTACAAAGCCTTTGCTTAGTTCTGTTTCTAATGTAAACTTCTTTTTTCCCCTTTTTGTGAATTTCATGTTATAAGATATTAGTAATACTATGCAAAGATAGTACATATTTTTAAATTTACAACATTATAAATAAAAAAAGAGCGACATCTCTGCCGCCCTTTCCGTGATACGCGATTGGTTATTCTGAGTTTGTGGATACAGTTCCGCTCCCCGAATCGGAGTCCCTGTAATCACTTTCTGAGTCAGCGATGGCCATCACGGATATGGTACACGACGTTCCGGGTTCAAGTCCTGTTAATGTTACTTCAAGGTATTCTGTGGATGTCCAAGTGTCCCCGTCGTCAGTAGAATAGGAATAACTGTCGGCATTGCTTATGGCAACCCAAGAGAATTTCACACTTGTGGTGCTAAGTGCCTCTCCCGTTACTGATGGTGTATCAAGCTGCTCTTTCAGCGTGGTTTCTGTTACTTCGGATTCAAGTGAATCGTCATAGGTGATGCCATCTCCAACGGCTTTTACGGAGAATGTGTATTCCGTATTGACATCAAGCGTGGTGAATTGATAGGTAAGGGTTTCTGCCGTTACGGTACCTGTGGTTTCATCAACGGCGACTTCATACTCGGAGGCATTGGCAACGGCGCTCCATGTTACTGTTACCTCATTTTCACCAACTTCTGTGGCCGTAAGGTCAGCAGGAGCATCAAGCACAATGAGCGCAGCGGTTGTGAAGCTATACTCCTCGGATTCGGGTGAGTCTACAAAGCTCTCACCATCACCGATAGCCTTAACCCTTATCTTGTAGGTAGTGCTATATGTAAGCCCCGTGAGTTCGGCCTCGGCCACAAGCACTTCCACCCATGCCCCATCGTCAATCTGGTATTCATACCCTTCGGCATCAGCATCTTCAAGCCAACTTATGGTAACGGTGTTGGGTGTCGTGTCAGATGCGGCAAAGTCAGTAGGTGCGGAGAGCACTACGGGACTCTTAAGCGCTATCGACAACGCATCCTCGTCTACGGCAAGTGTGTTCCCGGTAAGTTCCTTGTAGAGTGACTGCAATTCGTGAAGATATGGTACTGGGATGCACGCATCGGCGCTGGCGTACCAGAACCACTGTGCTCCTATCAGCTTCACCTTGATGAAGTTTATGGTGTCATTAACATAAACACCATTGGAGAGGGTAAATCCAGATGATGTCAATACGGATGCTGAAACGGGAATACCCGTAAGTTCGTCAAATGAATATTGAAAAGTGTTGTCTGTGTCATTGTAGTTAATGCCACCCACTCCAACACTCTCAACTTTCACTAGGGCAATGTCCTCGGACCCTTCGCTTTGACCATATAAGACTTGCCCGATTTTAATTCTTGTTGAGTCCATAAATTATTTTTTTAAATTGTTATTATTTGAGGGTTTAACCTCGTTATCTGGTTCTTGTATTTTAGTTTTTTCTTTTTCATAAGCGGCTTTTCGTGCGTCATCGGCTTCAAGTCGTTGTTTCTCTTGCGGGTTTGCCAGTGAGTGTTCTTCCACGGATGTTTCACGTGAGAGAACTCCTGCGCGATAAGAGTCTGTAATGATTTGCGATTCCTCATACAGGTTTTGCGGTATACACGGCGTGAACTGGTACGAAAACCTTAAATCAACATAGTCTGTTACCGCATTTTCCACAATGCCAACCGCTGTGGCGAACAGGGAGAACAGCCGCTTCATCTGCTGGTCTATGCGTGGATAGAAGTTTGTAGCCCATTGTATTTCAGGGAAGCATAGCATACGCAGATACGCACCGCTGTCATTTTGCCCTTTCAAGTCCTCATGGTGTATGAATACCGTTTTTGTGGAATCAAGAAGCATACGCATGAGTTTCCCGAAGGCGGTTTCGAGCATGGCGCTTGCGTTTGGCGGTTCCAGAATCTTGGCATCTCCCTGCTCATTGTCGGATGCGAAAACACGCCCTTGAAAGTCTGTGGATGGCAGCGCTATGGCTCCACCCTTTAAGAATATGTACGGGTTGAAGAAGAAGCGACCACTCTCCAACAAGTCCGATACAAGCAAGTCTAACTTATCGCATATATCCTGTGCAATACCCCACGGGACATCCTTTTCACGGAAATACACAAACGGTGCTGTTGAGAAGTTGTGAGGAGTGGACGATACCAGTGTGTAGTCATCCTCGGATGTTGTAGATGTTGGCTTCATCCCTATTTTATTCCTGATGTCATCTTCGCTTGCGCTTATCCATAACTCCACCGCCTTATGCTTATACAACTCCACGGCATTGTGTCCGTTTATCTGGAACTTGCGTACACCAACACGTTTTCTTACGCCATCTACAAGTTCGTATGTTTCAGTAACATTATCGCCATTCTCGAAACCGAACACCTTGTAGTTTATGTTCTTGTCCTCATCAATATATATGGCGATAGCGGCATCTCCCGTACCAAACAGGTGGTGTCCCATCTGTGATAGGCATGAAGTCATATTCGATGAGTTCCACCACGTCTTGAATGTCGCCATCTTCTCGGACTTCTCATCCCCGGACTCATTGCCAAACCATAGTGGATTGCCGAAGCAGTATCCCGTCTTGTTGTCCCTTATTGACGATTGTATGGGCAGCCCGATACGCTCAACATCCTCATATCCCTTCAGTATATACTCACCGGTGGATTCTTTGAGTTTGTACTTGGGACGCAGTGATCGTATCCTCGTTGAGAATATCTCGTGTGACATGGGAGATAGTTCCTGCATGAACGCTGTTTGGTTTAGGACTATCTTGTTTGAATTATTGAGACGCATCTGATCGTTGGTTATAAATGCGTCTGTTACAGTGGTCGGCTTTATCTCTGAATTCTTGGTATAGATGTTTCTTGACCACAATGGCTTTTTCGTATAATCAGAAATTTTCATTATTTTACCGTATTTTTAGCAAAAATAAGCCAAAAAACACGAAAAAAACCATAAAAATAAGAAAAATATGCACATTATTGTTCTACATGCCCGGCAGGTCGAAGTCCCATACAAGGCGGTAGTCGCTTGCTCCGTAGACACGTGCCTTCTGCTTCCTTGGTCTTGCGTCAAGGTCGAACACCATACGGTAAGCCATGGCGTCAATGTAGTCTGGTGACAACTTGTAGGATGTCTTGAACTCATCCTTGTTGCGGTAATATATTTTCCCGTTCCTGTCAATACGTCTAAACACATTACGCTCCTCTACAAGTATGTCAAGCAGCGTTGTTTGTATCCTTTTTGGTCCGTGAGGGAATCTCATGAATTTATCAATCCTGCACGAAATCTCACCCTTGACAAGTGCGGCTTCAAGCTTACCGAGCAACTGACTCCTATGGGTGTAGTATGCCTCCATTACGGATTTATTGCCAGCCTCATCGTATTCAATAATAGGTCTTGTGTTTGATATGATTGGTACGCCCTGCTTGAATCTGCGCATGAAGAATCCTGATCCAGAGGCATCGAATGAGAAGTTCTCCACGGGAACCTTGTATTTCGTCAGCATGGCCGCAGCCCACATCTCTATCTCATCGGGTTCCCTTCTATCCGAAGTCTCTATGGCTATCAGCGTATGTCCTTCCCATATCATCATAACGCACACGTCACCGCCTGCCGCAACGTCCATGGATGCGTATCTATCGGTAGACCTGTCTGCCGGTATGACGAATATGTCGGCAATGCTTTGCTGGCTGATGCGCACGTCTTCCTTTTCTATCGGACCGAAATAGGCGTGTTTGATTTTCAGACGTTCTGTTTCCCCGACATTATACAGGTTGGCAATGCTGCCACCGCCTGTCTGGTGCGCCAATATCCTGTTATCCGCACCATGTCCTGAGAACACGGTGAACGATTTTACAAGGTCATGTGCGGTAATACCTATGGCTTCTTCTTCGGGGGTGGGTTGTAGTTTGCATCTTCTGACAAGTTCATCCCTCGTATCGGCAAACTCAACGGCCTCCACCGTGTCACCCTTAACATAAAAATAGCGTATCTTTCCAAGCGTCTCAGGTATCAGATACCAGTCTGGACCTATATAGCCGCCTTGTTTGAGAAACGATGTGGTCCAGTGTTCGTGTAGTGCGTTGAATGAGCATACGGTAGTAGGTCTCACTCCTGATGCGTCCCTGTTTCTTGAAAAGAAGTAGGCGAATGTTCTGAACTCTTCTATCTCCGTCACCTCATCCCAATATGCGTAGGAGCACTGATTTTTCTTGGCGTAGTCCTGAAACTCCTTCCACTCGCTTTCATTTTTCGTGTTATAGTTCATGTGCATCATTTGTATGGAACTATTCCACTGAGGAAACGCTGCGGTAGGGTAGTCGGCGCCAGATACCTCGCACCCGGCAAACCCATCAAAAACCACCTTGAAGTCACGAAGCAGCGAACCACCCTTCTTGCTATCCTGCAATCGTTTTGATATGAGCTTGGCCGTATAGTTTGGCTTGTCTATTCCATTAAGTGCTTTGAGGTAACCTGAAAAGGTGTTGTGGGTTACGATGTAATCATTGACAACAAACAACCTTTCCTTGCTGCTTACCGATATACATACACATTCTTCTACATATTCGGTTTCTATAACGGCTTTGATTTTACGTTTCTTCCCCGTATATGACAGGTATGTAGGCAGGTATACGTGGGTTCCATCCTCGTGTATTGCGTACATCAAATCTTCCGTAGTGGCAAGAACCCATTCGTTATCGGCAAACACATACCATATGTGGTCTGCGCTTACCATGCAAGAACCGCCATCCTCCATCTCCACTCTATATATTCTAAGCATACCCTGCGGATATACGCCTGTAACCGATTGCTCATTACCCCAAACATCAACAAGTTTACTACCAACGTGAATATCTTTCATTTGTATCCACCCATCAGTTGCCAATACAAACTCGTTGATGCTCACCGCTTTCCCCATAGTGGCTTCACCAGCAAGGAATATCAGATTGCACTCGCTGGCCACCACTTTTTCTTGTAGCCCAGGCTGTGGACAGAGGTCTATATCTTTTCGGATTGTAAAATTATCGAATCGTGTCCACCCGCTTTCTTTCACCGTAGGCAACTTTCTATATACGCGTGGGTATGGCGTTGGCA